CTATTTATCCCGTGATTGTACAGGACCCTGCCCCATTTGCAGGTAGACTTGAAAAGCAGTTGTAGCAGGCTACTACACAGCATAAGACAAATAATTTACAGACTTGCCCGAAGGCTCACTGAGGGGTCAAAAATTGTGGAAGTACCTCCACGCCCGGATTTGAACTCGCTAACATATGCTGTTACTTTTTCTCATAGTAGTATTATCGCGGCGTCTACCGCTGCATGTTGCGTCATAAGACCAACACACTGTAAATGCACCTTGCTGCATCGTGACTCCTTGAATATATTTACGCCTAACCTCATGGACGTAGTAGAAATACACCAGTTACGCACATGTCGGTGTGGACTGGTTAGGATGACAACAACATCCCAGGACGCCCAATGCCCGATGATCCCTCTCCCAAAAGACCATCGGTAGTCCTGCACCCAACCAATCGACACGTCATCCGTGCGTGTTAATATATTCCACTGTTTCAATAAATCACAATGCAACTTCGCCAGAGCCCAGTAATCATGTAGTAGTAATTGGACATATCAATCTGCCCTGTTCACAATTTCACTGTTGCATACTCTGACGCATATGCCGACATCACATGCCAGCTAACGTATACGAGAACCTTGCTACAGTCCCCGCACCTGCTTGTTTAGTACAAACAGAAAAACTTCTCTCTATCTTTCACCCACGACGGTAGCTTTATAATCGTCATTTCATTCGTGGGACCGTTTGGGGGCTCATTATTCCTGAGGGAGCCCTGCGCCTCGGACGATTTGCACGTCTGGCTCATTTTCTGAGGGAGCCTTGCGCCTCTGTTGGCTTATTATGAGGGAGCCATGCGCCTCTTGTATCCTGACCACATACGGTCAGAAGTGTCGCCTAACACGTTGCTGATGTCTGCCCGCAAACGGTCAGAACAGTAAATGTTACTGTATCATCAGCTGTCAGTCTGTTCAATGAAACGGCCTGGTCGGCACCTAAACACGTGATCACAAAGCGCATTAGTTGCTGTCTTCCGTAAGCATACACTTTGGTAACCCTTGTGTCAACACCGATCGCTATGTCGTTCGTTAGTGCTGTCATCCCAAACACATTCACCGGCAGTGGCCCTGGTGCAGTGAATCCTGATACATACAACTCCAGGACATAAATACCTGCGTTAGCAAACGACAGATACTGTGTTCCTGCATCGATTGATGAATCACTCATCCACGCCACCAGTGCTGCAGCCTCCTCTGCTGGCAGCTGCGGCCTTGCCAATGCGCCGTTGGAATCTGACAGACCCAGCACGTTCGCGCCCGCTGTGGGGCCTGTGCCGAATATCAGTCCAGTCTTGTTGGTCACCATCACTAAGTCTGAAACTTTGCCCATAGGTGGCTCGGTCGTCGAGACGCCTACGGCTTGTTCCAGTACCATTGAATTGCCGTCAAACACATGTCCATTTGGAAGCACAGGTATGTTGAGCTCAATGTCGTAGTTGACAAAAATTCGCCCTAGTACTGTGCCTGCGACTGCCGGCAAACCTTCAGTTGCAACGGAAAGCACACCGTGATCATATAGATTCGGTGGGCCTGATGCCCCGAACCTGCGGGTGAACAGATGTTCGCTTGCCTGCAGTGCTGGGTCGCATTCGATACCGTGCATCATGGATTCTGCAGGATTACTACGACTATTATAAGCCGCAGATAAAATCTGCTCCATGTTACTGTAAGGTAACTCGTTCGCATTGTATTGTGTAGCCATTGCAATCGTCCCCAGAGCCATGTTTTGAGCATAGTTGCTGCTCGTTGACTCATATGTGAACACACATCCATGGAGTTCCCACTCCGTAAAATGTTCTGCAATCCCCGCCAACCATGGGAATGTGACCTTGTCCGTACTTTGTAGACGGAGTTGAGTCTGGTTGAACGCGACGGGATCCTCCGGTGCCACGACATTCATGATGAACTCGCGCTTTTGCACCCTGATCCTGGCTGCACCTGACGGTGCGAAGGAAATATTCCCTGCACCATTCTCCGCATCCACTCCTTGCATGATGGAATTGCGGTTAATGGTGTAATCACCGCGGCCGGAAAGTTGGGAAATGGCATGTCCCACTGACTCGCCAACTCCTCCGGCCACGGTTCTCCCCATGGCCCTGAAGGTACCACGGGGAATTTTCTTCAGCACACGGTCATCAACGTACCTCATCGCTTTCGTGAAGTAGTTGCCTCTACCGTGCATCTGTTGGGGCATAGCACGCGACATTGCCTTGTCCATGCGTGACTGTACCACTCTGTTATGTATTGTTTTGCTAGATACACGTTCTCCACGTGCTCTCGCTCTCTTTGCAATCTTTTGTGAATCGCTCATTATTTTCTCTCTGATGTATGGGATACCACTCAGAGATGATGGGACTGTCCATCCTGTAGTACTCAACGCCGACCCGTGCAGTCTCTTGACTTTCCGCTTTTCTGCTTAGTACTCTATACGTTTTGGGCCGTTAGCTACAGAACCCCATTACCACATTACGTTCCAGTCGGTCGGCTTATCACCAAACACGACATTATCATAGAACTCCTCCATGATCACTTGTATGTGCGGCTCGATTCCTGTGGTCTTGTAGAATTCGAGCCTGTCTTCACATGAGTAACTTATTGCAACCAGTTTGCTCCTATCAACGCCGTTCTTTATCATGGCACTGTAGTAAACAAAATTGTGGCCATACAGTATCGCTGTGTGCTTCTTTTTGTATTTGAGCAACCCAGACAATCTGATCAGGCACCTGTAGAAGTTGTGGTACACCGGCACTCCACAGTTGATGTGACATCCTCCCATGCCTACTGCGAACATGCGATCAACATACTGATCCATGCCACACAACATCAAACAATCCTTCCGTAAACACTCTGGGCGACGTATCATCCTGTAATCACCACCTATATTAATTGGTGATGACTTGCAGAACTCCAACTCATTCAACTCTGTCACTTCAGAATCCTCCACCTTCAAGAAGAATCCATACCTAAGCAGAATTAAATGCAACTCCTCCAGATCAATTGATTCATCGCTGATAAATCCGAAGTCGTCGCCACAGTCTAATGGTTCAATGTCCATGCCTTTTGGTAGCTCGTGTATCATGATCAAATTAATAATCACGTGTGCTGCACAAGCAGTCCATGGAGATCCATCGTTCAACATCTCTGGCAACTCAGCGACCACGCGGTGTAAAGTCCCGTCTTCATCTGGAACTTGACTCACGCATTTACGCTTCTTTGGCCTCAACGCCTCGAAAGCGCCCGGTAACACCTTCTCGATGGCTTCAGCAACAAACTCTAGGGAATCTTTTGATGCATGCTGTGAAAATCTCTTACAGTCCAAGCTGGTATACTTCCTACCATACCCGAACCGTTTCCATTTCCTCGCAACTATACTTCCCCACTGAAAAGTGTCGAGCCCTTTACTACACACCGGGAACTCAACGCCTCTGTGCCTATACCACAGCCCGTCGAGTGCCCTGTACAGCGACACAAGCCCTTCCTCCTCGTAACTCTTCACATAAGTTCCTTGCTTAATTATCTCCTCCTCATGGTTGGGATTGATCATTCTGGGCACTCCACCATCAGCTTCCCTCTGAAACTTGGTGAACCCCTTGACATTCTCCCACAGCTCGTCATACATATTCCTGTACATGTTCTCTAGTGCTAACCGGTAACACTTTCTCCTATGCGCAGGCATCTTCTCGACGCACTCTGCCATTGTAATAAGTCTGCGATCACCTAAGTGTAGGGCCAGGTCCTCACTCAAGTAATCTAAATTGTTAAATATTCCTGGCACAGGTTTGATCACACGTCTGTGACCCTCCCCGTAATTGACGATGAAACACCGCAGAACTAAAGCCTCGAGAGTGTTTGACAACGTAGGACTGTAAGCGGTATAGCCAGATTTTATAAATTGGCCATCCACAGTCTCGACGGATATGTCATTCTCACCCTTGGGCATAAGCCCTTCAAGGATAGTCATCCTGCGATGAGGAAATTTTCTTTTTCTGCCCAGTGGAGTGAAAGTAATTGGTAGATCGAACTCGATGATTAATTCTCGCATCTCGTCCACTTTATTTCTACACATACTTACACACCCCACCGGGCGTCCCTAACAATAGGTCCCCAACATATGGGGAATCATAGTCTGATTTTTCGTATCAGAACTAAGGGCTTGTACCATCACTGGCAACAACTCCAAGCCAGTCTCGTAACTCAGCTTTCCTCTGTCAATCTCCTTCATCAGCACCATCTGCACTTTATAAACTAAACCTGCCTTGTCTGCTTCTGACATTCTGCACTTGGCAGTCATCCCGAAACTCTGCATTTTCAGCTTTGCGTACAGCTTGCTGTTCTCTTTTAGCAGACTCAACCCTCGTTGAAGTACTGCTGGATCACGACGATTACTGAACCAACCACTAGTCTCCGTTAGTGGTGGAACCTGATTCCTATCGCCATAAAACACCCTCTGAAATAAGGAGAAATTCTTCATTCTCATACCCCCTTCCTCCAGAGTGTTGGTAAGTGCTATCCTAGACACTTCCAATGCCTTGCGCTCTCTAATCTGACCCACCCACCTCCTGACTTGTTGTCGCACCAAACGCCCCTTCCTAGGGCGAGTTTTACAACCTCGTATGTCTGCATACAACCTACGTAAGTCAAAGAAATGGTCTACTGGATTCTCCCATTCAGGAGGGTCAGACCGCAATTTCCCAACCAGCCGTGCTACCACATCAGGCTCACATGTGCATTTAAAATCATGGCAATAGATGCAAATCCCATCGTATATGACCGCTTCCGCGTCGTCATCCACGTGGGCACAACTATCGACATGATTTATTAACACTGTGTCCTCTGGCACCTCATTCTGGTTCTCCAGGAAGTCCTGACTGCAAACCTTGTTCGCAATCATTCCTACCATTGTTTGCTCTGGCAGTGCCCACTTCGTCAAGCGACACGTTTTATCCCAGAGACTACCACAAGCCTCGACGACGACATCTTGGACTTTGCCGCATAGTTGGCCTGTCCTTATAAATGTCTCGTCTTCCATCACCCTTTGCAGAGATTTCACAACTCTCCTCCTTCGGATGAAATGTGGACGGTTGCCTATGCCGTCCACCTTTGGTGCTGCCCAACTCACGTAGAATATGTCCATGTAATCCATATCTGAGTCGTAAGTAGTGGTGTGGGCAGCTAAAACGACCGAAGCCGAGTAACGAATACGTCATTTGGGGTATACCTCCCGAAGCGGCTCATCTCTACAAAAAGCTGTTTGTCGACATTAATGGAGTGTGTTGCCCGCGGTGGATACAGAATCAACACCTTTCACACTACCTCCGACGCACATTAACAGCTAAGCACAATTTGTAAAAATGTGTCATGCAAGCCAACGCCCCACGAAATGTCACCCGTCAGTTGATAGTTTACAAACCAACCTACTAGGATCCACTTCCCCCGCGTTATACCATGCCCCCCTCCAATTAAACCAAACGGAATTGGTTAAGAACCTAAGACTTGGGAGCCCTGTTGCCGTCACTGAATTTCATCAGCCGACGATACACCTGGTTCTGGTGCCACCTGCCGGGGTCAGCATGCTGACCTGGACAGGAGGAGAACCATGCC